TGTACATATTCGTGACATTCACACCCGTATCCACAGCACTTTCACACGAATACTCTTCAAAGTTTTCAGCTGGCAGATGCATGTCGATCAATGATGTCCGTGCTGTATCGAGGGTGACCAGGTACATGCCGTCTGGTTTGAAATAAATATTCACATCGTTGAGAATATCCTTCAGCACTTCGAAGGTGGACTTGATGGCTGCGGCCTGCACTGTGACAAGACGCATTCTCGTTGAATGTGTACTTATTTCTTTATATCACCGTACGCATCTTCAACACTACGACTTATCTTGGCCTCGAGTTCAGGTGTCATGGCGGGTTGGAGGGAACGACCGTACTCATCGAGTCCGAACATCGTGGTACTCCCCTCTCCGTCCAACGTAGTCATGTTACACGATCCAAAGTCACACGTGTCGAGATCCTGGACCGGGAGGAGGGACTCTAACCAATTTTGAATCTCTTTGCCCACGAGAATCTTTCCATTCTTGGTGAGCATGGTGGGTACTCTCGTAATTTTTGTCCTGTACTGAGGGGGGATGCCCATGGTATTCACGTTGTGGAACTGAACAATCTGTTTGAGCTGTGCGTGTTTGTTGATATAATTGATGAGGTCCACACTGTGAGAACACTTGGGGCTATAAAGAAGAAGTGACATTCTTTTGTTTTTAAAATCCAAAAAAAATACACAGTTATCACACAGTTTTTTTATAACATATAGTAAATATGATACCCATACTTTTGATTCTCATAGTGATCTTGTTATTCCTCATGTCCTCCAGCAGGAAAGAGATGTTCGGTGGTCACACGGAACCCGTGAACCGAGTAGTCATAGACGATCCATCTTTCGACACAACGGAATATACGGAGGCTACCGACACGAGTGTAGATAATGATCTCATACAAAAGCTTGTGTTCGCCGTGAACAAGTACGTGGCCACCAAGACTGGACTGTGTACCTACGTGATAGAGACCACCTCTCTCAAGAAGTTTGTGCACAAGGAGAATAAGAAGGAGATGTACAGGTGCATGTTCATGTTGATGAGACAACATGGCTTTGCGTTCGGCTTCGCCGTCACCGCAGATGTAAACGTGAACCCCGACGGTACCGTGGTGGTGCTGAGTGCTCGCACCCAACCCATAGATGTCATGCCACCCACCGACCAGACCCCCTTCACGAGCGACATGGAGGGACACGAGTTCACGGAGTACGATCGCTTCAGGAAAAGTGAGTTGGATTTAATCAAAAATAGTCCACGTACATAATAATGATAAGTGTTGATGAAATCTCACGACTGACTGTAAAGAAAAATAAACTGAAAAAGGAAACGTACATCAAAATATACGAGCAAGCTTCTAGAAAAATACGACAGTCTGTAAACTTTGGTACCAAGTACGCGATATTTCAGGTGCCATCGTTCCTCATAGGGTACCCCATGTTTGATAGATTTAAGGCGACGGCTTACATCAAGCGTCAACTCGAACTAGGGGGTTTCACGGTGACGGTGACTGGTGATCATGAGTTACATATCACATGGAAAGTGAAGAAGGTGGCGAGTGAGACTAAAATTGCCGAGGATCCAGAAGACTTTCCGTCGCTCGTGAATCTCAAGAAGGCTGCGAATAAGTACAGGGGGCACGCGGGAAAAGCTTCATAAAAAAATTACCGTGTAACATAAATGGATAACCTCAACATCTTAGTGGAGGCCAAGCGCGAATACCTCGAACAGCTCTCTATTCTCATGTGCCCCGTGATGATCGATGTTTTCGATGAGATGTATGAAGAGGCGCAAAAACTTTCCAAGGGGCGCAAGGTGCTCATCATGTTTCAGAACTTACTCAAGGACGTACCAGAGTGGAACGAGACCATGGCGAAACAAAACACCGATAACATAGCCAATCGGTGTGCGTGGTTCAAGGATCTCGTGGCAGCAGTCTTCGTGAGTTCCGTGAAAATTCTTTCGGCTGTTCGTCTCAGTAAGGATACTAAGAAGCTTTCTGTGAAACTCCCATCCAACGAGGTTTTCATTCACTCGTGTTATAAGAATGTAGCCAAGGATATTTATAAGAATCCCTATGTATTCAGTGATAATCAGTCTGAACACGACAGGAATGATAAATTGTATGAACGCTTCAGCGCGTGTGTCGAGACTACCGTCAAGGAACTCATCCCGGTCCAAGAAATTCTCCAGACATACATGACTGTTCAGGAGAATGAACTCATCGAACCCCAAGATGCCAACATAGAAGAAGATGACGTGGATGAGTACGAGGCACCCCCACCAGCAGAGCCTGAGCCTGAGCCTGAGCCTGAGTCGGTGGAACCAGGAGCAGAGCCTGAGCCAGAGCCTGAGGAGACTTTCCCGGGACCAGTGGAGACTGGGGTTCCCGAGAGTAAACCTTTCGAGGGTGAGTTTAGAACGATTCAGACGAATAAACAGCCCCCGGTGGCACCAGAGCCAGAGCCAGAGCCAGAGGACGAAGACGAGGATCTGTTCCCGGACGCAGCCGAAACTCGACGCTAAAAAAACCTCCATCTAATATAACACATGGACCAACTACGAGATCCAACGTGGGCGGCTGTGACAGCTGGTGTCGTGACTGCTCTTTATATACATGGAAAAGCGCGACTCAACAATGAAGGAACTCCCCCGACGAGTGCGTACGCGAAACCCGCTGCCCTCGTCGCCATATTAGTTTATTTTATAGTTTCAAATGGTATCGGTAAGCGCGAGGCGATAAATACCGACCCCTTCTGAGTAACTTAAAGATTACACCCCCCTTGTATATATAAAATGTCTTCTATCACCGCTTTCAACGATATGATGGGTCAATTTCTTATGGAACTGCACAAGACTTTTCCAGAAGAGAAGGGGCTCAAGAAGTACATCACCGCATTTGAGATGGTCCGTGATACCAACCCCAAAAAGATTGTGAAGAAATTTATGGAAAATGTCGCTCCTCACGTCGACAAGATCAGCGCCCGTGACGAGACTCTGTTTTTGGAGGATTCCTCTGAGTTGGAGTTTATCAAATCCCTGAACATCAAGCAGTGCTGGCCGAAGGCGTCCGACGGTACCAAGGCGGCCATCTGGCAGTACATGCAGACCCTGTACATGCTCGGTACCACCATCACGTCTATCCCAGCGGAGACGCTCTCGATGATTGAGAATGTCGCGAAGCAGTGTGCCGATAAGATGCAGAACGACGGTGAGGGTATCGACGAAGCGCAGCTCATGAAGTCCATGCAGGGTATGCTTGGTGGTATGATGAAAAAATAAAAGTCTATTAATATAAATGGTATCGTTATTCGAAGATCCAAAACAGTTGATTCGCTCAGATAAGGTGGCGCATTTTTGGCCGACGAAGGAACAATCGGCGGAAGAGCGTGTGAATGCTACCGCGAGGTTCATCGTCTATGCGACGTGTATTCTTTATTTAATCAGACGTGATGTTCGTGTGTTCGTTCTAGGCGCCACCGCCATCGGTGTGTTGTACGTGATGGAAAAGTCCAACATGGTAAAGGGTGAGCAGGTCAGGCCAGTCATCATGGAGACGCGACATACAGAAAAGAATTCCCCGTGTACCCTCCCCACCTACGACAACCCCATGGGGAACGTGCTCATGAATGAATACGTCGACCGCCCCGACCGACCCAGTGCGTGTGACTATTCTTCTGTCGACGACAAGGTGAATAAGATGCTGTCCGATCGCATTCCCTACGGCCCCACGCGTTCTCGTTCCCCACTACCGGAGCATCAGCGCAATAGTTATTCCCGTCAATTTGTTTCCATGCCCGTGACTGGTATCCCAGGAGACCAGACTGGGTTCGCCGAGTGGCTGTACGGTGCGAAGGATGCCCCGACGTGTCGCACCGATCCCCGAATGTGTGACCCCAACGCCCGCGGTGCCCAGCTGGAGGCTTTCGCGGGTCTGGATCCCAGTGGTGACAAGAGGAGTGGTATGACGCGTGGAAGTGGTTTAAGGAGTGGAACAATTTCTTAGTAAATAGTAAATGGCGTATCAGCTCCAACCAGGATTGAAAATGGTTCAGAACCCCGCGCACCCCCCGGTGTGTGCCACCGAAGAAGTGTTTACGTACCCCCAACCCAGTACGTTGAACTACAATTCTAGTCGCCCCAACACCATGCTCTACGGTACCTCCCCCTTCATGGCTGGTAAGGGTGCCCCAGCGCAGTTCATAGAGACGAGCGACCAGCTCAGGCCTCAGTCGACGAGTCAGTTTAACAAGATTGTCACCAAGACGTACGAGAAGAACTTCTTCCCTCTCCAAGACATGACCTGTAAACTCCCTCCCCGAACGTTGTCTTACGAACCCGCCAGCACCCGTGCCGAACTTCAGAATGCGCAGTTTCAGCAGCGATACCTCAGATAAAAAATATTAATAACAGATAAGAATGGCGGAGATCATCGCTATAGCAGGTTTAGCTTACTTGGGAAAAATGTTGAGTGAGCCCAAAAAGAAAGAAGAGTACACGGACGTACCGACTAACAATGATACTATAGTGGTCGATCCTCCCTCCGTGTCAGTCGATGAGTCCATGCTCCGGATGCCCGATAAGAAGGTGGAGGTGGCAAACTTTGGAGTCGTGGCACCCCAGAGTCGTTCGAATGGAAGTGAGATACTGAGCATGCGCAATCGCATGTACGACGGTGGTAGGATGAATAACCTTTCGCCCGTGGAGAAACAGTTGGTGGGACCTGGTCTCGGTGTGGGGGCTAACGCACCAGCATTCGGTGGTTACCAACAGCTCTTCCGTGTCAACCCTGAAAACGTTGGTGCGCACCGTCTCACGACGCTCCCAGGTAGGAGTGGCCCCGCGATGGATCTTAAGGGTGGTCGCCGTGGTGTCATCGGCGACGTGGCGCATAACAGACCCGAGAAGACGGCGTTCCTTCCCACGAGGCGCCCCGAGAGTTTCGGTAGGGCACAGGGGATGAGCGGTGTGGTTCCTCGTAGTGAACACGAAAACACCAAGCGTCTCACCAATCGATCCGTGACTGGTCAGCGCGACGATGGTCTGGGTTTCTCAGGAGCCAAGCGTATCATCTCAGCGGGCACCCTCACCCAGGACCCCACCAGGAACAAGAAGGATGGTAACATGGAACAGATTGGCTACAACAACCAGCCGGCGCCCAACATTAACTCGTTCGCTCACGGTTACGTGAATGCCCCTGGTGTGAAGATCGGTGAGAAGCGCACCTACGGCACCGCGCACACCGCAGAGGAACTCATGGCGTATGGTTTCAGGCCAGACGATCGCCGTGGTAAACCCAACCGCGCGTCTAACGCTGGACGTATGAACGTGCGAGCTGGTGCCCTCAACCAGGGGGGTATGCCCACCGCAGGGAGGGTGGACACCACGCGGATTGATGGTCGCGTGGCCCCAGTCAACGGAGCTTGGGCACAGCAGTACACCAATAATTCTTTCCATCAGCAGAATGCCTACAAGGGTAATGAAAATCCTTACGCGACCAGTGATAGTCTCGATGTGGCGAAGAGACAGATGCAGAACAACCCCGTCGCCCAACAGATGTATTAATTTTTTAAAGTTTTAGTTTTCGCCGTGAGTAACACCACGCATTAAAATATTATCCCTATATTTTAATGAGCGTATACACGTTTGACATAGATAGTGGTGAGAGAGATCCCGTGTTGTACCCTAACCCTAACGACTACGTCATAAAATTGAAAAATCCCATCTACGATGTGACTAAAATATCCCTGATATCAGCTCGCATACATGCCAGTCAACTGCTGATAAACGAACGAAACAATACATTCTCCATCAGCGGCACCACAGTGTCCCTGGCGAATAACAACTACGACGGTGAGTCCCTGGCTACTGAATTGGTGACTCAGAGTTCAAACATCACGAGTGCTGTGTACGATTCAAACATAAACAGCATCACGATGACCGGCGATGATCCATTTTCGTTCGATTTCTACGGGGGTATAAACGGGTACAACGTACACAGCGTGGTCAATGGGTACACGACACCCCATGATATATTAGGTCTCCCAGCGAGTAATGTCGCGTCGGATGGTACGACACTCACCACTGGAAGTATCAATCTCCAGGGGCCCGATGCACTCATCGTGAAACTGAGTAGTGGTTCCGAAGAGTTTAACAAGACTGTCTTTTCTGATACAC